TCAGATAAATTATACTTTTCAACAAGCAACTCCCTTTTACCCTCGCTAGATATTGGCATCGACATAACAATATTTATGCCCTCCATTTCAATTTTGTCCTTTTCAGCCTCTTCCTTTTTGTCAGATTGCAACGCTTCAATCTCACTAAAATCATGGCGTATTCTTCTGGAACCATCTGGGTAATGGTTTCTAGCAATGAAATTCGTGTCTGAATTGTCAAAAATCTCAGCAATGGGCATCATTACGTTAGTATACATTGACTTTTCAGCTTCCTTCCTATTGTTGAAAGTCTTATTTGCTGGGTCATTAAATAGACTGCTGTCGTATCCCATCGCATTGCATATGGCCCTGAGTCCAACAACGCCCTGCTCAACAAGCTGCAAGTCTGTACTTGACATTGCCATCTGTTGAAATTTCAAATCTTTATTTGTTACAATTGTGCGCCCAAATTTATCTGCACCTGCTGCCCTATTATCAAAAGCCTGTTGAACTTGTGCCGCTTGGTCTGACTCCATTGGCCTGTCGCTTGCATCTGTTACAAATCCTATGGCCCCTCTATTTTGGAATAGTGTTGCGCTTGCGTCCCAGCGATCATTCCCCGCTTTTACAACTCTTGAAGCTACCTGGACCAATGATAAACCATATTGAGCCTCTGTAACCGATGAAAAGGAAGGATTGAAAAGCTTTATCTGTTGTAAATCGTCCTTAGTGTAATTCCTTTGTTGAGTGCCTAGCTTAAATTGATAAACAGTATTTGGTATGAAAAAATCTTGACCCGCTGTTATTGTAACTGCTGGACTTGGTAAGATGTCAACCTCGTCAAATCTTGAAGAGATACCATCTTGACCAACCATGTAACTGTTTCCACTAGCCAGTAAATAAACTATCCTCTGAGTATTTATGTCTGACCAAGTGTAGGATTTTTCAAAATTTGGACGTTCCCAAAGCTCGTGTATACTTGTGTTTTCTTCTATCTCCCAGCCCTCAGAGGTTCTGCGCTCAACTACTTGAGGTATTGAGTTAAATACTTCATAGGTTTTAGTGATTACGCTGTAAATATCTACATTCTGCTCGTACCCTTGCTCAATTAGTTGGTTGGGATTTGAACCTATTTTATTGGCGTGAAAGCTGCCAAACAAACGAGAGACCGTTGCCCTGTCTGTCGTGCTTAAATTTGTAAGTCCGAATAATCTATTGATCCAACTCATCTATGCGTAATAATTCGCCAATATAATAATATTTTAACCAATGTAAAAATCGGTATTAACAAGCTCAAACCATACCCTCATCATAATTGTGTCCCAATCATCAGGAGAACGTCCAAGTTTTTCCTTCATTTTATCTTTAGGTATGATTGAAACTTTTCCATCCTTGTCAATGTCCTTTAGTTTCACATGCTCCATTTCCTCAGACACAAGATCAATTACGTTGCTATCATCACACAACTCAGACACCTCGCCCAACTGTATCCTCTTTGCCATTTTTACGGAACATTGACTTTTTAGGTTGTCGTAGTTCTCTCCGTTCAATGCTCTTGAGTTGTTTACAAACCCCTCACATCTCAGGTAGTCAACCACTCCACCACCAACGCCATCCTCATCAGCAATTGTGTTACTATTCTTAATACCGTGCTTTCCCTGCAACCTCTTTGCCTCCTCGACAACATCATTAACCAGTGTTATAGACATTGATATTCTCTTGATGCAAACCCAACCATGCCAAACTCTAAAAACCGTGCAATCTTTGCCCTTCCTAGCAACGTCAATGGTTAAGTACTTATTGCCCTCAGCTTTTACGTGTTGACCGTTCCAATAGTTCAAAATTGATTTGTAACTTATTAGCGTTGCCTTGTCATCATCATACTCCCAATCCCCATCTCTCAACCTTCTCTTGCTCGCCTCGTCAAGCTCCCCCAATGTTTCAATATATGATTCAGGCAAATGTGGATTGTCTTTTGGCAATGATTATTCTTTGAAGGGTTGCAACTCCCAAGCATTTTAGGGATCAAACCAAACTCATCGAGTTTGTAACGTATTCTTGATTTTACGATTTGCCAGGCTTTAGAAACAACTTGGTTACACTCATCAATAAAAGCACCCGTAATCTCAAGCGATCCAAGCTCGTCAAAATTTGGATCACTTGGGTAATAAAATAAATCTTTCAATATGATCTCACTGCCGTTTTCCCAAGAAATAACACCCTGTTGCATTTTGTATTCCCATTGGTCAGAAATTTCAAGCTTGCTTGATAATTCAAAAAATGTTGCGAGAGTAGTTTCCTTTAGCGTCTTTAGTTTTGCCCTTCCCATTAAATACCTCGACCCTTTATAACGTTGGCAACATTCTATAAGCCAAAGAACGCCAAGGGCAGATTTGCCACCGCCAGCCGCACCACCATAAATTAGCTCACGAGTCTCATTATCTTTGAGATAGTAAACAGCATTTTCTTGTTTGGGCAGTAATTTCATTCGGGTTTAGATCCTGCACCGAGGTTGACAATAACGGGCTGTACCTCCTTGTCATTTGTGGTCATGTCTTGACGATCTTTCCATCCAAAACGGTTCTTCATATTCATGTACCAACCCGTATAATTAAAGTCTTTACTGGTTAACGCAGAACGTCCTTCTGTCTCCCACCAACCACGGCAAAGAATATTTCCCATTTTTATGGTTTCGGAAAATTCTTCATAATCTTCAAGCCATCTATACCAAAGATCAGTACTGAAAGTTTTGTTTCCATCAATGCGTTTTCTGCATATCAAAGCCCTTACTTCCTCGTCACTCCCCCCTTGCTCGTAAAGCTCAAGTATGTCGGAATACCAAGACTCCCAAAGTATTTCAGTTGTGATTTGTGGTCTGCCTGCTGGCATGGTCGATTAATTCAAATGAATGACATAAACGTTATCACCTTCGGATGTCCAAACATAGTGAATGAAATCATTGTCATTGTGGTGAGTAAACGTTTGATAATTGAACATGCTCAATTATACGAAAATTTTTTTTATTATGTTTGATCAAAATGATGAGTTTACTGCAAAAGCACCCATACGCGCAGTATAAGCGCTTTTTAGCTCTATATTTCTTACAGTGCCTCATCCAAAACGCTAAAGACCCTATAAAAAGTGCATTTCAAGCACATAGAGGGGGATTAGGGTCTTTGTTACAAATCACTTCCCTATTCTTTATATATTATTTATTACTCTTTCTTTTTTCTGTTTCAATAGGTTTTTATTAGCACTTAAGACCCTAAAAGGAAATAATACAATAAAAAGAGTATAATAATAGACAAAAATCTTAGAATAGTACAGAACAAATACAGGGTCTCTCTAAAAACCGATCAGCACTTAAGACCCTATTTGTGTCAATATTAACACAAAATGATAGTAATACTATCATGCTTGATAGTGTTACTATTGCTAAATAATAGTTGTCATGACAAGTAATTATCATTTTTTAAGGGTCTCATTTTTTGTGCTTGAAAAAATGAGACCCTAATATTGGTCGAAAAAATTATTGATTTTATAGTGTATTTTATTTGTGTGTGTTATTTTTTATCTCGTTTTATGAGATGTTTTTATGAACTTATAAAGTATTAATACTTTATCATCAAATAAGTTGTGATCACAATAATTAAGAGAAATAGCTGGTATACTTTCATTTTTCTGGCTTTTGGTAACTTTAGTGTGTCATACTCGCTTGTTAGAGTGCATTAAAACGCACAATAACATTGTATAACACAAATACACTCACTATTTTGGTGGTTCTGGTTTTTCAATTAGTTTGTAATGCGAATAAGTGTTAAGGGGTATCCATACTCCTTGTGGCATAAACTGTACTTCTTGCCTTTCAATATGAAAAACCCATACGTTTTCATCAGGTATGGTGTCTTTCTTTGTAGGGTCAATTTTAATCCATTTCATATCGTTCGTTTTACTTGTGTTACACTTACCATTATCATCAATTAGCCCAACGCTCCCACGCTTCAAGTAATTGAATCAATCTGTCTACTTTCTTTTTATACTTCTTAGGTACTTTATTTGGTCGTATAGAGTTATCTGAACCGCTTAATTTACGGCTCAGTTCACTCCATTTTATTAAGTCTTTACTCATATTAATTCGGAATATTTAGCTTCAAAATGATTATAACCATCGTTTGTCAAATGCTCT